GGACTTACCTGAGCCTGACTATTTAATATGATGGTAATAGGATCTCCATTTTTTCCTGAATTTGACCAGGTATTATCTCTTTTTAGAACTGGTACCGTTGAACCGAATCTAACTGATTGGCCGAATCTACCTTGGATAATAGTGTCTCCTTCGAATGGTTGGAGGTTTCTTACTAATTGGTTTTCTTGGAAAGTATATCCAAGAGGAAGCGATCCTGAAGTTGCAGTACCTTGATAAGCTTGAATATTTACAAACTGCTTTAAGAAGTTAGCATACTCTTCCATGTTAGGAAAAGCACCATGGTTTGCTCTATTCCATAAGCTATAAGGTGGAAAATAGAAAAATTGTTGATTAGAAGCACGATCATTTAACTTTTCTGATGGACCAGCCATGATCAAGACGATCTCGTTGACTATTGGATATTGTCTGAGGAAGTTAAACATCGGCCAAGCCGGTTCAGAGACTTCTTGAGATTTTGAGGTGCTTAAAGTAGAATACAGTATTTCGTATCTTATTTTTCCTACATCAATAGGACTTCCGTAGTCTGGATCCCTTTCTTGGGTAGCTCCCTTATATGGGCCTAGTACGATAGACTTAACTCTACCGATTTGAAAATACTGACCTCCGTATTGACCAATATCAGCATTTAAACTTGGGCCAAATATATATCCGTTAGACATTACGCGCTAGGGAGTTGTTTAGGATCTTTAATCTTTATAGTAGACACTTCACTGAAAAGCTGTTCAATATCCTTTTCTGTCAAAATTCCATTATCCTCTGCTCCTTCTTTCTTAGCTTCGGCAGAGGCTTTTTGGAATAGTGCCAATAGTTTCATTAGAACCTCATCGTTCTTGAGGCTAGAATCCATGAACCCTTTAAGTAAAGGTACGATGACAATAGCATCTCCAGGAGTCTCGATCATATCAGCAAGACGCATGATTTCTTGCTTGATAGTGGAGTCCTGGTTTTTGTGCTTGTTGTATACTTCTTCGACTAGATCAGCAATAGTTTTGCCTTTGAATATCTCTTTTTCTAGTTCCATGACTTTTAGAATAAATATTAATAGTCATGATTTTCAAGGTAGTTGTCTAGGATAGTCTTGTAGATGACTTTTAGTTTCTTAATCACTTTGGTGATCGTATTGGACTGGCAGTCTGTCATTTCTTTTACATAGATAAACACTGCCTTCTTGTTAAAAATGTCTATATTCTCACGTTTCTTGAAGATCTCTAGGATCGCATCAGCGACCTTCATTTCCTCAGTTTTGTCAAAAAGGTCTAGAAGGTTATCGTCAACATGTTTGATAAAAAGCTCGACTATATCTAGCTTATCTAGCTCTGGTTCTGGCTCTTTTACTATAATTGAATTGACTAGCGCATTGTCGTCACTTTGATCACCGATGTCTGCCTTTGACACCAGCTTCTTGTAGTTCTTTTGGTTGTAGATGATCAAATACCTCTTGGCAATAGTTCCAAAATAAGAGTAGGCCTTACCTTTAGATTGGTCGTAAAGGTCTAGCTTTTGTAAAAGAAAAGAGATAACTTCATACTTTAAATCTTCTATGTTATCTACTTCTGTATAGTAGAACTTAAATGTATGAATGATATTCTCTACAAGCTTATAAAAGCCGTAGTGAATCCTTTCGTTGTAGATCTTATTTCTTTTGGCCTGATTAGGTGTGTTCCTATATTCAAGAATAGCTTCTTCAGTTTCAGAAGTAAAATAGTTGTTCTTGGTTTTAGGCTTACGCTTTCTAGGTTCACCTTTCTTGGTTAGAAGAACTTCTTCTTCTTGAGCTAAAATATCCGTCATATTAATCTTCTATATAGTCATTAATAGTAGACTGCATTTGTTTAACGTTTTCCATCAAGCTCAAAAACTCCGGATCAGATTGGACCCAAAGCTTTGAATCTATCAAGTTAGCGCAGTTGTTAATTTCTTTCATGCAGCCCTGAACTCCTTGAATAAAGAATTGTTGTTTGACAACTAAGTCTTCTAGCTTTTTATTTTTGTTATACAGGTTCCAAATAACCCAACCTAGGACCGTTAGAACCCATAGGGATATTGATAAAATTGTGATAAACATATTACATTGTTTTTGTTATTCAACACGACTTGCCATCATATCAGCATGATGTAAGATATGAACTAAATTACATTTTAATTCTGTATCTTTATTATATGTCATGAAGTATGGTTTGTTTCCTTCTTCATATAGACCATCATGAAGTTTAATAGCAAGATATTCATTCTCTGAAACCTTAATACCAGCCTCTTGTAAATAATACAGGCTACGGTCTGATATTCTCATATGTGTAACCTTTGGATTATACTTGTAAATAGCACCTTGTTTTTCTACATGCCACTGTGAATCATTCTCAATATAAACTGGAGCATCAGTTTTACCAAGTTTACCTAGATCATGATTGATGGCTGAGAATACTAACTCTTCATCGGTATATGTTTTTTTCTGACCAAACTTATCCCATACTTTCTGATAGACTAAACTAGCTTCAACTACACGGATAACATGGTCTAAGTAACCTCCAGGAAAACAATTGTGATGATCTAATTTAGTAGAAGCTGGGGCCATTACTAGTAGATCTTCAATTGATTTGTAGAAGTCTATAAGCTGGTCTTTACGATCACCTTTGATGTGAGTATTGATCAGATTACAAAATTTATTCAGATTCTCCATCATTTGTTCAGCCGATAACTTATTCATAACTTATTATTTTTATGTTAGCGTTCTTGTTCACTATTAATTAATGTTTCGATCTCTAAAAGTTTAGCCCTCATTCTTTCTACATGAGCTCTAAGTTCATCAATAGATCTTCCAGTTGCTAAAAGTGCTTCTTGACCATTAAGAAAATTATTCAGTTCGAATATCTTCTTTTGGATTAATTGTTTGTATTTCATATTGTTAATTTACAATTTAATTATATACTCTGCTAATTGATCTACAGAGTAAACAGTAAAAGATGTGGCTCCGTCTACTAAATTAGTAGTTTTAGATACAGCATCATAATTTTCGGTAAAGTGGACTATTTGAGTTATTTTGTTATTTATGTCTAATACAATAGCCATAGGATAGCTATCGTGACCTGTTAACTCTTCTACTTGATCACAAATTTCCGGGTGATCATCACAAGATACGTACTCAAACTTTGTGTTAAAAAACTCTAACTTACTTTTTAAGGCTTTACATCTAGTGCAGTCCGGCAAAACTAATAATTTTACTTTTGGCATAACTTATATTGTTTCTTCAAATTCATTATCTAATTTTTGCATTAGTTCAATCCAAAACAATTTTTCTTCATTATTAAATGTGTCAAAGTGTAATGACAAATATATGTATAATGCTTCTAATTGTTCTTCTGTTATTTTTTCTTCTACCATAAAATGATTTTATTATATAGGGTATTGCCTATATATAAAGTGAAGTTGACTTTGTTTTTTGTCTTAGTTTATATTTAAAAGCCCTAGCGGAATATGACCGTCGGATTTACCGATATTCTTTTAAACCTTCACTTTCGACTATCTTTCTATACCTGAAGCATATCTTAGTCTTAGCTCCTGGTAGCCGTTTTGGTTACTTGATCTAGCTCTCACTCATGGAATCTCACCAAGCTATGGAGTAGAATCAACTAAACCCGGCATTACTCACCAAGCAATATACAACAAATATTTGAAACAGAAAAATTTTTTTATAAATATTTTTTTTTCTCGTTTTTTTGTGTTATATTAGCTAGATGGACAAAGAATTACTCGTTTTAGGCCTTCTGGAGACAGTATTAGGTAAAGGAAAGGGTTCAAAGACTACTATGGACTACGCTTTCTATTGCCCTGTTTGTAAACACCATAACCCTAAACTTATAATCAATATCAAGTCTGGTCAATACAATTGTTGGACTTGTCACCCGCCTACGAAAGGTAAAACACCAGTGTCACTCTTTAAAAAGATCGAAGCACCAACAGAGAAGACACTTGAGATGAAAACCTATTTTCAAGGAGACAATACCAAGATTGATACCACAAAGTCTAATAAAGTAACCCTACCAGAAGAATTTATTTCTTTGTCTAATCCAGACAAGTCACTAGAAGCAAGACACGCTTTAGCTTATTTGAAGAAAAGACAAATAAGTTTACAAGACATACAAAAGTACAATATTGGCTATTGTAAAACAGGCAGATACAGAAACAAGATTGTAGTTCCTTCTTATAATAGTGACGGAAATATAAACTACTTTATTGCCAGATCATTTGAGAAAGATCCTTTTCAGAAGATTGATGCACCAAGTTGTAATAAGACAGAATTGATAGGTCTTGAGTACTTTGTTAATTGGTCTGTTCCAGTTATATTATGTGAAGGAATCTTTGATGCAATTGCAATTAAACGTAATGCAATACCTTTATTTGGAAAGACTATTCCTAAGTCACTCATGATGAAATTAGTAGAATCTGAAGTAAAAACAGTATATTTAGCATTAGACAAAGACGCTTTGAAAGAAGCTCTTAATTATTCACAAACTCTTCTCGATCACGGGAAAGAGGTATATTTAATCGAGTTAGAAGGTAAAGATCCATCGGATCTAGGCTTTGAGTATATGACTAAACTTCTGCATAAAGCCAAGCCACTTTCATTTGCTGACCTTCTACTCAAGAAAATTCAATTAATATGATTGAACAGTCAAAGAACGTTTACAAGGATAAATTCTTGAAACGTATTGTTGAAACTGATCCTACTCTTAGACAAATCACACTTCACGACTCTAGATACTATCAAAGGTCTCCTGGTGTTTTTTATCCTTCTGTCACTACAATCTTAGGTTACTTCCCTAAAGGGTCTTTCTTTGAAACGTGGTTGAAAGACACAGGCCACAATGCAGATGTTATTATGCGACGTGCTGGTGATGAAGGCACTCAAGTCCATGAAGCTGTAGAAAAGTTTCTTCAAGGTGAAGAGATTCGTTGGATCGAATCAGATGGTAGAGTTAACTATCATACTCATGTATGGAAGATGATCTTGTCTTTTGTTGACTTTTGGACCACTTACAAACCCACACTACTTTTGTCTGAAGAGTTTATGTTCAGTGATACTCACAAGTATTCTGGCACATTAGACCTTCTTGTAGAGTTAAATGGTCAAAAGTGGATCTTAGATATTAAAACGTCTAACAATATTCATGAGAGCTATTTCTTACAGATGTCAGCCTATACAAAGGCGTATGAAGAGAGATACCTTCAAACTGTAGATCGTAACGGTATTATCTGGCTTAAGTCTAGTAAGCGAGGCCCTGACAAATCTGGCAAGAAAATGCAAGGCGCAGGCTGGGAAATCATGGAAGGCAAGAAGACTTTAGACGAATACTTCCAAATGTTCTTGCATACTTACGAGACATACAAGATCATGCACCCAGAAACAGAGATAGAACTCTTAACCCTTCCTAATACGGTTAAGTTGGGATCATAAATATTTATAGTAGTATGATTAGGCTACTAGACTTATTGAACGAGGTGAAAGGCCAAAAGAAGGCAATTATCATGGCCGGAGGCGCCGGAGCAGGTAAATCTACTTTTGTTAAGCAAATTAGACCTGACCTAGTAAAGAATGGTTGGGTAGAACTCAATGCAGATAAATACGTAGAAGATCCAGACTCTGACATGTATAACAATTTAGGAAAGGCTTCTAGCAGAATCGACAAAGTAGACCTTCCTCAAACTATTAAAAGTGGTAAGAACTTCTTGTACGACACCACAGCTTCTAATGTAGACAGGATAAAATCTATCAAAGATGGTGGCTATGATGCCATGATGATCATGGTATATTCTAACCCTATCGTTAGCTTCCTTCGTAACTTTAGAAGAGAGAGAAAGGTACCAACTGTTGGTGTTCTAAGTAGCTGGAATAATATCTACAAGAACATTGAGACATATAAGCAAATGTTTGGTGACAAGTTCTTTTTAGTACAAACAG